CTGCCGTACCACCTAACACAACGACTGAATACGTCCGAATTAACGTAACTTTTGGCCTTACCAGTGACCTAACCCTTACCTCCAGCGTTCGAGATGTCCGTGGTGCGTTGATTGTGCGTGTTTTTAGCGAAAAGGGTCGAGGCCCTGCCCGAAACCAAGAGCTAGTCAACGCTGCAATGACAGCCTTAAAAACTCTAAAAACCCAACCAAAAACTATATCCGGTGTATTCGCACGAGTCGGAAACATTAACGGGCCTAATTTCTCCGCCGTTGACGCAACCCCCCATTTTGTGGGACGCCTAGACGCTGGCTATACAGCCACCCAGCTTACACGCGACTACATACTCACCACGCAAACTGGCGGCTTGCTACAAACGCAGGCCGGGCAGGATATAGTTGCAACCCTTTCAACGATATGAACTTCCAAGCAATCCGGGCGTCCATGGAGAGCCCCATCCTCACCGCTTTCAATGACCTGGCAACACCAGTACCAGTCTTTTTCGACAATATAACCGCCACACCGGCAAACTCAACAACAGAGTTTGTCCGAGTAAACGTACAATTTGGCCTTACCAACGAGACTCTATTGTCTGACGAAATAGACAACGTAAGCGGCACTCTTGTAGTACAAGTTTTCACAGAAAAAGGCCGTGGTCCAGCCCGTAACCAAGAACTTATATCAGTAGCAAGTGACGTTATTGAAGCACTCAATAACACCGCAAAAACCTCTACCGGCGTTTACACCCGCGTTGGTCCGTTAAGCGGCCCTTCGTTCTCATCAACGGAAACATCACCGCATTTTGTGGGTAGACTTGAAGCACCATATGTTGCAACGGACCTGTCATAAATAGGGGCTAACCTGTAAGAAGCCGGGCAGTGCCCGCGACACTCCCCATTGTTAGGTTTTCTCATGGCAACCGTCCTGTCGGGCACCTCCGGCGCCCTCTACTACAAACCAGCCGGAACTTCTGTCACCACCCTCACCGCTTCCGCGTTTCCTTCCACCGGCGGCAACATCACCGTTGGCTCTTACCTGGGTTTCCGCGTCAACGACCCTGTCACCCTGGCCTACCCCGCTGGAGCGACTACCACTGGCGCGATTGCTGCCGGTGATTACTACGTGTTGACTTATTCAGAGTCAACCGGCGTGATGACCCTTAGCTCCACGGTGGGTGGTTCAGAAGAGACCGCAACTGCAGCACCTACTGGCTTCGGTTCCGACTTCGCCAGCATCACTTACACCGCTGCTGAAGTTGTCGGTCAGGTGCGCGACTGGAACTTTGAGATTACCCGTAGCGAGATCGATGTTACGACTATCGGTCAAACTGTTACCGGCACTGCTCCTTTCCGGGCTTATATCCCTGGCTTTGCTGACGGTTCCGGCTCGGCCACCGTCTATACCACCGACGACGACACCCTGCTCTCCAGCCGTCTGATTGAAGACGTGATCCAGCGCGAGCAGAACGGTGCAACGATGAAGCTCTACATCGACCGCATCATGAGCGGCGCAAATGTGGACGACACCGCCAGCCGTTCCATCGAAGTTCCCGTCATCCTGACTTCTGCCAGCCTGAACGTGAACCCCGACGATGGCCAGAGCGTGGCTATCAACTTCCGTCCCAGCTCCGCCCCGAGCTTCGACTTCACCAAATCCTGATAGTCTGAAACAAGCAGGTGTACTGAGCCCCGGCAATGCTGGGGCTTTTTTATTGTTCTTCGCTACAGTACAAACACATACATTTGTATTCCATGCCGGTCCCAGTTCGCGCTATTGACCGCCTCCGCAAAGCCGCAAACCTTGCCCCAACAAAAAAGGTTGTCGAGTTATCAGACGGCACTGAATTTGAAATGTATGTCACACCTCTGACGATGGCCGAGCGCGAACGCGCCCAACGCCAAGCCAAATCCGATGATGCTGGTGCGTTTGCCCTCCAACTCCTGATTTCAAAGGCTCTGGACGAGAACGGCAAGAAGCTTTTTGCCGCTGGAGAGATCGACATCCTTAAGAACGAAGTCAAGGACAAAGATCTGCAGTCCTTGATGCTGGCCATCCTTAGCGAAGACGAAAACGCTGAGGAGATGGACCCAAACTCCTAAGCGCGGAACTTCGCAAAGACAACTGGCTCATGCTCCAATTTGGCGTCGCCAAAGAACTGGGCATGAGCTTGTCCGAAGTCCGCACCACAATGACCCCCGAAGAACTCCTCGGCTGGAGCGCCTACTTCAAGATCCTCAACGAGGACCAAGAGAAAGAGATGGAGAAAGCCAAGCGTAGGCGATAATTTTTGGGTGCCTAGAATAAGGCATGACCTAGTGGCTGTGGATCGTGGCCTACAGAGCTGAAATTGAGATAGCTGTAAAGGGCGCTAGAGACCTAACCCAGTTTCAAGGCAAGCTTAAAGCTACTGCACTAGAAGTAGAGCAATTAAATAAATTTTTAAAAGCCTTTTCTCAAGACGCTGAAGGCATACCTCGCTCAATAGCGAACTTAAACAGACAGCTTAATCAAGCTTCTAATGCGTTTAATGACGTTGCTTTAAGTACGGAAGAAGCTCGCACAGCTGCAGTTGACTATTTAGCCGCAACAAGAAATCTAAATGCAGGCTTAAGAGAGCGAGCAAATCTGCTTGCTGAGGTTGCAGAAAATGAGCGCAGGGTGAAACTTGCGTCAGCTGGAATAAGAGAGCGTACACAGTATTCAGGGCCTATCGGTCCAGGAGAGGCTTCCCCCATAGATGCTCTTGTTGGTCAGTCATCTGAAGCGGCGGGCAGGGTACAGAGGATTAAAGATATTAAGGATGACCAACGCGCATTAGATGAAGCCTTACTAAACCTCGAAAAAAAGTCTGCCGCAGAATTAAACAAAAAAGTACAGCTTCAGGAGAGTTTGGTAGAAGGTACTCGGGAAGTTTTAGAGCTTGTTGCAGAGGCACAAAGAATACAACAGAGAACCGCACCCGCCGAAAGACTCGCGCAAAGTTCCATGAAAGAAGCGGCAGAGCGTGAAGCTAGGTTTGAAGCTAGAAAGACGTTTGCTGGACAGATTTTTGATATTGAAAAAAACTTCAGTAAACAACTTAATGATGCCGATTTAGAGTTTCTTAGGAAAAAATTTATTGTAGAGGAAGACATCCAAAAACAGCTTTTTGACCGTGCTATTGCACTTGACAAAGAAGAGGGGAAGGCGTTTGATGCTGAACTTAAAAGACGTACAGAAGCAAGGGCGGCGGCAATTAAAAAAGAAAACCGGATAGCTGAGCAGGTAGCGAGGCGCAGAAAGGAGGCGCTTGGCAGCGCCATCATCGGTGGCGCGTTCCCACTCCTCTTCGGCCAAGGCATAGGCGCTGCAGTCGGCGGTGGCGCAGGTGGTGCGGCTGGCGGTTTGGTGGGCGGCCAATTCGGCTTCGGCCTCTCGCTGGTTGGTACGGCACTTGGATCATCTTTTGACGCATTGGTTGAAGGCGCTAAAGAGCTTGGGGCAGCGCTGGACCCTTTAACGGCAGATATAAGCGCAATTACAAAAGCGTCTGGCCTTAGCGGCACTAAGTTAGAAAAACTGATCCTTGATCTGGAGAAAACAGGTGACGCCGCTGGAGCGCTCAGTCTAGCCACGGAGGAGTTAGAGAAAGTAGTAGGCCAGAGAGGTGTAGAGGCTTTAAAAGAGTTTTCTCAGACAACACAGGATTTATCTAATGACTTTGAAGTATTCCTTACAAAGTTTAAAGCTTTTATGGCTGATGTATTTAATACACTGATTGTTCCTCGAGCTGAAGTTGAGTTAAAGAAGCGAGGCGAAACTATTGCTGCTGCTCGTGAATCAACTGACCCAACAATCCAACGTGCGGTTAGTCAACTTGACTCAGCTTCAACTATAAGCGAACGCCTTAGGATCCAAGAGGAGATCGTTTCCCTTGTTGAGGAGGAAGAAGCGGCACGTAGACGGGAATTAGAGCTTCAAATAGCTTCAAAAGGCGAAGCGGCGGCGAAATTACGAGAGGTCAGAGCGTCTGTTGCCGAAAAGCGTATTGAGCTGGAAATTGAACAACTCAACGCCGATGCTAACGATAAAACCCGCGTCTTCTTAGAGAAGAAACTAGCGTTCCAGAGGAAGCTAACACAGGAGCAAGTGCTGTACAACAAGTACGCCAGAGAGCAAATTAAAATAGACATTCTCCGTCTTGAAATAGATAAATTGCGCGTTGATTATGAAAAACAGCTCGCCCGAATTGATAATGCCGCAGCCGCCGCAAACCAAAAAGCCGCTAGAGCAGCTGAACGGAAAGCTAAAGCACCAGAGAGTAAAGCGCTTTCCCTTCAGCGCGACATTTCAAGAGAGCGGTTAAATCTTTTCAATGTTGACGAGCAGATAGAGCGCGTAGGACTTGATCGCCTAGACATTTTGCGGCGTGAAGAGGAGGCAATTCTTATACGCCGTGATACTGAAATCAAACTTTTA